TGGTGTTCGCCACGATTGGGTATCTCGGTAACACCGACAACTACCTGATCTCCAACAAGAAGTCGTCCGTTGACCAGTTGAAGTCGGCTGACGCCTTCCTGTACAACGACATCCTCCTGATGGGGCAAGCCCTCAAGCCGAAGGGTGCGACACCGTGCGAAGTTGGCACCGTCAAGGGCCAGCCCGTCCGCAAGTACTGCGTCGTCGGAACCACGCCGGGCCTCTTTGGGCTCAAGCAGGATCCGAACTACCAGCTCATCCTACAGAACGCCGCGCCCCGTGAGAAGTGGGACGAGAATCCGCTGTTCTCGGGCGGCTACGCCGAACTCGATGGTCATTCGATCCGCGAGTACAACCCGGTGGACGCTGACGGTTACTCCGTCGTGGGCTCCGTGTTCAACCCGAAGGCTTACCTCGGAACCGCCATCACGGCAGGTACGGCGACGTTCGCCATCGCGGGTGGTGGCTCTGCCCCCGCCGCTGCGCTGACGACCTACCAGTACTTCCGGTTCTTCCCGAACTACCAGTTCCCCTTCATCGGTGGACAGGTGAGCTTCACGGCCCCCTCGACCGCCCGCTACCTGCTCGTGGTCAACTCCGCGAACGACCCGTATGGTCCGGGCGTCGGAATGTACCAGTACACGACCGGCAACAACGGCAACACCATCACGATCACGCAGCGGCTTGCCGCAGTGCAGAATGGTCCGGTGGCGCTTTCGACAGTCGGCAACGTCACGTGGAACACGGGTGTCTGGTCAACCGCCAACGGCGGACCTGGGCACAACGAGAACCACTCGATCGGTGCTACGATCATCCTCTGCAACGCCTATGGCACCCCCATCGGCGGAACGGTGATGTTCGGCGCCGGCTTCCTGCTCCGTGGCTATGGTTCCATGCGCAATCAGCGCAGCCAGTGGCTCGTTGACGGTGGATTCGAGACCCGCAAGTACATTACCTCAGTGTTCGGTCAGCAGCTCCGCAAGAACACCTCGGGCAAGTACCCCGGCTTCGTCTTTATGACGCACGCTATCTCCTACCCGGAGTTGGGCCTGCCCACCGTGACCTAAGTAGGGTTCGGATAGCTTACTGGCCCCCTTGGCGAAAGTCAGGGGGGCCTATTAAGCCATAAGACACTCTACGTTATGAAATTCATCATCTATCTCGACGGGAACCCGATGGTACAGGGTTACACCCGATTCGAGTTCAAGTGGAGCCAGTCACACGGGGCCTACCTATGGGAAGGCCGCGAGATCGACGCGACAGAGTTCAACAAGGTGGCCGAAGTCGCGCTCACCCGCTACGCCAGGATGCAATGGCACCCGAAGGTCAAGATCATCTCGGGGCTTGGCGAACAGCCGCTAACCGCCGTTCTGCCTCCCTCGGTTGGGAACGAAATCACCGTGGCCGAAGCCGAGGATGTCATGGAGCGCCTTGCACCGCATCGTTTGAAGAAGAAAACTGGCCCGAAGCCGGAATTAGTGCCTGCATGAAGCCATGTCCCTCACACTCAATAAGGCCGCGCTGGACCTGATTTCAAAGTTGGGGGTCGATAATATCACCGACCCTACGACGGCGAGCATTCAGATTCAGGAGGACGTAATCACAGCCTTAAACGGTGCGGGACAGTGGTTGCAGAGGGCAGGCGAGGACTTCTTCACCCGTACCACAATTACGCAGGCGTTGACGGCGGGCACAGCGCAATACCTGTTGTCCGAGAACATCCAGTCGGTCATCGGGCCTATTCGGCTCAATAACCAAGTGCCCATGGCCGCGCTACGGTCCCGTGGCGAATTGGATCAGTTTGACCGCATCTTCTTGGGGCAGGCTGACTACGGGGCGGCGGGGGGCACGCCAATCGCCTATTGGGTGGAATCCGTGTACGCGGGTGGCGGATTTAGCGGTGATATTGCGGCCATCAATATCTGGGTGGCGCCGACGCCGAACACGGGCGGAAACACGCTCTACATCGAGTGCATTCAAGAGTTCCCGTCGCTCACGATCAGCCAATTTGTCTCAGGCCCAACGGATACGTCGATTCTTCTGCCGGTGGCCCAGAACTACGCGGAAACGATCTATATGCCGATCGCCCGCTACCTTATCATGCTTTCCAGCCAGTTCAGCCGACCCGACCTGCGCGACCAGATCACCGAGCAATACAAGCGGGCGCTTGACGAACTCTCCACGGCGGGCGGCTTCCCTGACGCCACGCAAGTCCATGGCGACCGCGCCAATATCGGCTCCCGCGAAGTAAACGCCTAATCCCATGACTGTTTACCAACTATGTGAACGCATCGCCCGCAGGAGCCGTACCGGCGACCTGACGAAGCTCGCGTTCACCGAGCAGATGGATGTCTTGCAGGCGGCAAATGCGGCCTTGCAGCGGGCATACAATGCGCTGCCGGCGTACTTCAAGGAGCAGACCCAAGGCTTCACGCTTCCCGCTCCGGTGACACTCAATAACGTCACGGTAATCAATGGCTCAACAGCCATGTCCACGGGGATATTCAACCCGTCCCAGATAGGGCAGACCATCCAGATTGCGGGGGATCCGCAGTACAACCAGATCATCGGCACCCAAAACCTGCTAAATCCATACACCGGCCCATCGGGAACCGCCGCCACGGCTACGATTTACGGCGATGCGGTGTATTCGACCTCGTACCCATTTGACCGCATCATCGGCAACCCGCGATTCACGAACATCGGGGTTATTCCCATCACGCCCGTTGAAATGTCCAAGGCGGGGGAACAATGGACGTACCTCTACCAGCAGACCATTGGACAGCCGATGACATGGTGGGTGCAGCATCTTGGCAACTCCCAGGGAGCGCAGCCCATCCTTGTGATGAAGTTCGCCCCGTACCCCGACCAAGCCTATTCAATCAAGGTGCGGCTGGCCTTCTGGCCGATGCGCTACCTGATTACGGATATGCAGGGGGCGACGACGCTCAATGTCCCCGACCAATTCCTTGAGAAAGCCCTGATCCCCATGGCGATTCAGGAGTTTATGACCTCCGAGCAATGGAAGTCGATAAGCCCCGAGAACGATGACCGTTGCGAGAAGCGGGGCGATGAGGGCGAGCAATTCCTGCGTTTGCAAATTGCAGACCCCGCAGCACCCGCTAATAGGATATTTACACCACTAGGTTACTAACCACCCACTCCCATGAGAATCACGAACAACGCCAACATCCAGCAGCCCGCAGCGCTTAACGTCTATGATCAGTCCAAGCCCGGTGCGGGAAGCCAGTCAGACCTAATCACCAACACGTCCACCGTTAATGGCGCATGGGGGGCAATCACCGCTCTGGCGGCAACCGTTATCGCAACCCTCGTCACCACGTCGGTCAAGACGCTTAATGGCGCGGTGACGGGCATAGCGGCCTCATCTGCGGTCTTGGGCGTCACTTACACAATCCAGACCCTCGGCACCACGACCCCGGCGCAATTCAACACGCTTTTTGGCGTGAATCCGAACGGAGCTGTTTGGGCTGTCGGCATGACCGCGCAGGCTGTCGGAGCAGGCGCGGGCACGGCGGTCCTATCCACGGACGAGCAGAGCATCACCGCCCTGACCGTTCCTGTTGGCGTTACAATCTACGGGGAGTTTAAGCAGATCACCCTGACATCCGGTTCGGTCATCGCATATCGCGGTTAAAATGTTCACGCGCCCCGCATCGGCGGCGTACAACCCGCCCCCCGCAGTTGTCAACAACACCCCGACGGTCGATCCGGGGATCCACAGCCTTGCGGACTTGGTGAACGTCTCGACGGTTAATCTCGTGTGCCCGGTCCTCAAGAATTGGGTGAACTACGCGGACGGCACCTTTCAGGCGTGGACGCTTCTTCCCATCGACGGCGGCACACGGCCAGCGGACTTCAACGCAACGAGCAACCTAAAATCGTGGTTCAAGGCATCCACATGAAAAAGCTGCGCAAACTCCTTATCGGCGTCCTTGGCCTATTGGCTGGCGGTGTGGGTTTCGCCCAGACACTCAATCGGGTCAAGGAGTCCCAACTTACCTCGGTCTCGCCGTTCCCGTCGTACACCGATCAGTTCGTCACGCCGACATCGACGAATCAGGTCTGGGGGTTCAACGCTGCGGGGCAAGTTGTCACCTACCAGCTTTCGACGGGGTTCACGGTCACGGGATCCTACCCGAATTACACGCTCACAGCGGCGGGGGGCGGGGGCGGAGTATGGGGGACAATTACGGGCACCCTATCCAACCAGACTGATTTGCAAACGGCCCTCAACGGGAAGCAGCCTTTGCAGGCGAACCTAACAAGTCTCGCGGCGGCGGGGCTTCCCTCGGTAAGTGGCTACGTTCTATCATCGACCACGGGCGGCACTTTCTCTTGGGTGGCTGCCGGGAGCGGCGGCACAACCACAAACGCGCTCACGTTCAACAACGGCGGGTCCGGGGCGGCATCGGGTACGGCTTTCAACGGATCGACGGCCTACACGATCAGCTACAACACGATCGGGGCGCAGCCCTTGGCGACGAACCTGACCTCTCTCGCGGGCCTTACCTATGTATCGCCGTCCTTCGTGAAGATGACCGGGGCGAATACCTTTGCGCTCGACACCAACACCTACCTGACGACCAACCAGAGCATCACGCTATCTGGGGCTGTCACGGGATCAGGCGCGACGGCCATCACCACCACGCTTGCGACGGCGGGTGCCTATACAGCCTTGGCGAATATCACCGGCTCCACAGCTAGCCCAAGTGCCGTCTCAAACCTCATCCTGGGCGGTGCGCCCGTTACTGACTCGAACAACCCTTACCGGATGGGCTCCATTATTGCCACGTCGGCCAATCAGGGGAATCTCTACACGACATTTGAGATACAGGGCCAGAATAGCGGCGCGGCGGCATCAACGGAGTTCGTAGCCAATGCCGACAATGCGACATCCTCGACGCACTACCTAACAGCCGGGATAAACTCCTCGACTTATGCGATCGGCGGAACCGCAACATATCCTTTTGGGGCAGACAATACCTTTCTGATCTCAGGCAGCGACCCGATCTTTATCGGCACAGCAACGAGTCAGGGTGTTACGCTATTCACGAATAATATCCCGTTTGAGACGGCCACCGGGGCGGGGGCTGTGGCGTTTCCGCTCCTCACATCGAATGGGCACCTACAGACTTCTGGCAGCAACGGCGCGGTCACAGTGGACACAACCAGCTACCAGACGCTCTCAACCAATCTAACGTCACTTGCCGGCCTCACCTACGTCTCGGCATCGTTTGTCAAGATGACGGCGGCGGGCACGTTTGGGCTGGATACGAATACCTACCTGACGGCGAGCACGGGCGTTACATCGGTCACCGGCACCGCCAATCAAATCACCGTCACCGGGACCACGACCCCAACGCTTTCCATTCCCTCGGCGTTCGTTCTACCCGGCACTATAAACGGGGCCACGATCACGACCACGACCAGCGGCACGCTCACGCTCGCCAACAGTTCCACGCTGGCCACCTCGGGGGCGTTCTCCACTACACTCTCTGCCTCGGCCACAACGACCGTCACGCTGCCCGGCACAAGCTCCACGATGGCCCGCACGGACGCCTTGCAGACCTTCACGGGCGTCCAGACGTTCTCCAGCAACCCGACATTCTCGGCCATGTCCACGGCGGGCATCGTCACTAATAATAGCTCGGGCGTTCTGGCGTCCCTGTCCAATGCCTCGTCGGCAAGCTCGGTCCTTGAGGGAATCCTGGGGTCGGGTTGGTCAAATAGCACGAGCCTGTTCCTCCGGGCCGATGGAACATGGGCGTCGGCTGGCGGCGGATCATGGGGTCCGGGGACAACCACGGCCCATGACGTTGCCTCGTATTCCAACACGGTTGGGGGCTCCGAGGACACTGGCGTTGCGAACTTGGTCGCGGGCACCGATATGTCGGTGACGGGCAGCGACGCTTCGGCCCTCGGTGTCCTGCGCGTGTCGAACACCTACACGTCGTCAACCTACCTCTATTCGGGATCGTTCCTGAATCCCAACATCACAGCGGGCGGTGAACCGCTTCTGGCGATCGGCCTCAATACCTCGGTCACCAACAACGCGGCCTACATCGGGTTTAACTACACGTCGAGCGGCAGCGCGTCGAACTACATGGGGTTCGGCTTCAACGGGAACAACAACCTGATGAAGCTATCGACGACCGGACAACTCACGGCGGCATCGGAGGTTCTGACGGGTTCACTCACCGCGCTTTCATTAACCGGAACAGCCTCAAACGGTTTACAGATTGCCTTTGGGACCACGGCATTCGGGGCGGTGGGCACACAGTATTCCAACTCGGTCACGTTCCTTGGCACGAATGTCCTCCAGACAACAAGCGGATCGGATAGCTGGACCCAGCAGAGCGGGTCGTTCCCATCCCTATTGTTCAATGAGAACTTCGCCACACCGGCCTTCAACTGGTACTACGCAGCCTCCAGCACGGCGGCGGGAAACTTCGCCACCTTCTGGGGGGCGGCTAAGGCCAGTCTGGCGGCGAGCACGGGAAATTGGACGGCGGGCACCTACAACGGACTTACGGTATCGACGACCACCGGCACGCTTACGCTGGTAAATGGATCCACGCTCCAGACCACAGGAGCCTTCACGCTCAATCTTACGACCACGGCGGCGAGCACCCCGACGTTCCCGACCGGCACCTATACGCTGGCGCAGATAACGAACGGGCAGACCTTTGCGGGCACCAACACCTTTGCTACGATCGTAGCGACGACCGTTGAGAATGTTGCGGGCACGACGCTGACACTCGACTCCCTTACCCACACGGCGGCGATGACAGGAACGACGGTTTCGGGCTCCTACACGGGTGCCAGCGTGGCGCAGATTGGCGTGGGCCTGACCCCGACGATCAACCAGACGGGCACGAGTTCCTTCACGGCGCTGGATGTCAACTCAACGAATAGCGCGTTCGGCACGGGTGCCCAGTACCTCCTCAACCTGCGCGGTGCGGGCAACAGCGTTCTCAACGTCGGAAATCTGACCTACGGGGCGCTAGTCACCGACACGGGGTTTGGCCTGAATATGCCAGCCCAGACCTACACGGCCACCGGCACCTCCACCGTGGCCTCGATGGGGCTGATCCACATTGGGCAGGCAACGCTAACCAACGCGGGTGTCGGCACCGTGACGGCGCTTGCCACGCTTCTGATCGACAACGCCCCGGCAGTTGCGGGCTCTCAGGTGGGCACGAACAAGTACGCGCTGGACGTGCTCGCGGGCACCTCGATCTTCAACGGGCTTATCACTATGGGGGCTGGTGTTACGGCCTCCGGTGCTGCGGCGAACGACTGGTCTGGGGGCACGGGCACCTTCAAGACCTCGACCGGGGCGGTCACAATCGGAACGGGCGCGGTCACAATCTCCGGGGCTACGACGACATCCAACACCTTCACGCTCAACGGCACGGCGACGGCAACCGCGCTGACCGTGGCACAGACCGCCCAGACATCGGGCGTTGCCCCGGCCATGCAAATCACCGTGGGGGCTTCCACGGGCATAACGGCTTCCACCGTGGCCCCGGTGCTTCAAACGGTCACGGCAACCCGTACATGGGCCACGACGGGCACCGTGGCAGACCAGTACGAGTACCACTTCGTCGCAGACACGTTGGCGTCGGCCTCGGCGTCCCAAACCTTCACCGTGGCTTCAACGGTGGACATTTCAGGCCCGCCTGTCCAGGGCACGAACGCGATCCTGTCGAATCCGCTGGCGCTCGATGTGGAGGCAGGCCCGTCGTCATTCGGCGGCACAGCGTACACGTTCTCGACGAATCCTGCGGTCACGGGGGCCACGGCGATCATCGTACCTGCGGCCACGACCACGTTCCAGACCTCTCCGCCCGCAACCGTATCGGCGGTGTACCTCGGCATCCCCACGCTGGCCGATGCGGCGGTGTCGCAGACCATCGCCACGGCGGCAACGCTCACGATCAATGGCGCTCCTGCTGCGGGAACCAACATCACGATCACGAACCCGTGGGCGCTGAATGTCGTGGCGGGGGCGACCAACTTGCAGGCGGCGACGATAAATGGTGCGGCCACTCTTTTTTCCACCCTCACCGTCAGTGGCAGCGGCGCGGTGAACTTGGGCAGCGGACTCTCAACGCTCGGGTCACTTGCTGTGACCGGCACCTCGAC